TTGCGATACCGGAAGTATTTGTCGGACTGGTGCTGGACGGGCACCGGCGGGAAAACCACATCGGCGATGTAGGAGTCCGCCTTCTGAAGATAGGCGGTGGCGATCATCGATAGCGCTGCGTCAATATGGACAGCGCCCTGTGTTGGTTGCGGCATAGTCGTACTCCGATCTTTTCTGGGAGCGCTGCCCTTCAGCAGCTATTGAGAGGGGATCGCCCGGCTGGGATCAGCCGGGCTTCCCTCGGATGGCGAAAGGCTTAGGCGGTTGGGCCGGTCAGCATGACGGTGCCGAGCGTGCCGGCGGCCGCAGCTTCGAGAGCGACGCCAACCTGTACGCCGGCGCCCTTGGTGATCAGCTTGCCGCTGGCCGCCTCGACCTGAAGGGCATCGCCGGCGACAACGCCTGCGGTGCCGATCTGGGCCTTCGTGATGCCGACGAAGCCGATATCCGCAGCCTGGCCGGCGAGCGGCTGGTTCTGGAGGATGCCGGAAATGCCAACGGCGGCGCTGGCGAGAATGACCTGCCGGTCAGTGGTCGATTGCACCACCGCGAAGAACTGCTTCGCGGAAAGATCGGTGCCGGCGACGCGCTGGCCGCCATCGTGCAGAAGAGGGCCTTCAGTGGCCATGGTGAACTCCTTGGGTTTTGCTGTTTCGGAAATGGACGGCCGGGAAGCCCGCGCCGCAGGCGCAGGCTAGGAGGGGCGGCCGACTTCGCTCTTGTAGAGCGCCACAGCCTCGGCCATGCCGTAAGTAGCCGGCGTCTCGTACACTTTGGCGAAGGCCTGATCGATGGTCAGGCCCTTCTCGATGCCCTGGAGCTCCTTGGCCTTGGCCATGAGCTGATCGTAGCCCTTGCCGCCGGTCTGGGCGTTGGAGCCGCTCTCGCCGAAAAGCTTGCCGACGCGGATCTGCTCGCGCATCGCCTTGATTTCGGTTTCGAGCTTGCCGATCGACACCGCATCGCCGGTGAAGGCCTTGCGGAGCGTCTCGCCGAAATCGGCCGTGAAGCCCATGTCCGTGGCGCGCTTGGTGAAGTCGGCCACGGCGGCCGCCTCGTCGCGCTTCAGGATATCGGCCGCCTGGCTGGCGATCTTGGCGGCTTGGCTCTTGGCGAAATTGAAGCCGTTCTCGGTGGGGAAATCGGCCTTCGTGAGCACCGTGCCGTCTTCCGCCCGGAAGGCGTTGCCGGCGGCGATCGACTTGTTGATCTTCTCGACGCTCTCATCGTCATCGTCCATGGGATTGTCGGACATGTGCTTGTCGCGCTCGGCGGCCGACATGGCCTGGAAGGCATCCTTGCCGCCCTTCGGCATCTTGGCGCCCTTCTTGCCCATGAAGTCGGCGTGCTTGTCGCTCATCTTCTCGACCTTGCCCTCGGCGCCCTTCTTCTTGTCGGCCTCTTCCTTCTCGGCCATCGCCTTCAGAACATCGGCCTCGGTCGCCGTGGCGGGGAGCCCCAGCAGTTTCTTGATCGCTTCCATGTTGTGAACTCCGTCAGCATTCTCCGCGATCCCAGCGGCCAGGGCCTTCTTCATCTCGTCGGGCATGACGCCCTTTAGATGGTCTGCAAACTGCTCGATGGTTTCCTCGATCAGCTTTTCCTTGTCGGCGGCATCGTCGCACAGGATCGAGCAGATCGATTCCCGGAGCGTGTCCGTCGCTTCCCAGAACTCCGTGTAAAAGTCCTGGCTGATTTCCTTCGCCTTCAGCGCGTCATCGAAGAGCGTCGCCTCCTCGGGATCGCCGGCGCCCACATCCTTGGCGATCGCCGCCGCAAGGGCGCTCCCATCGCCGCCCAGCTCGGGGAAGAGCTTGGCGATCGGCGCCTCGATGGCCTTGACGAAGGCGGCGCGATCGACGCGCCAGGCTTCCGGCAGCTCCAGCTTGAGCACGGCCGCGCGCTCGATGATGTGCTTCTTGATCGCCGGCCGGGCTTTGGCCTTGACCAGCTCGTAGCCCTGCACCGCGAGCGGCAGATCGGCCGCCTTCTCGATCGGGAACATGCCGTGCGCGTCGATGCGCTTCATGTAGGCCGTCACTTCGGCCGGGACGGTCTTGGCCTTCTTGCTCAGCATGACCTTGACGCCTTCGCCGGCGCCGCGGGTGACGCTGGAGACTTCCTTCACCACGATATTGCGAAGGATATGGTGGGCGATCTTCTTGAAGTCGATCATTTTCAGGCTCCAGCCGGGATGAGGTGGCCGGAGCCACCGATCGAGAATTCGGCGCGCTCGCCGCGCTTGTGGGCCGCCCAAACATCGGCATCGTCCACCTTGAAGCCGGTCCACCAGCCTTCCATGCCGAGGTCGATGCCGAGCGCGTCCTGCTTCTGCTTCGTGAACATCATGCTTTCGACGAGCCGGCCGACGCCAATCTGATCGTGCATGTCGCCCTGAAGGCGCGAGTTCAAAACATAGTTGTAGGCAGCGGGCTCCATTTCCTCGGGCGGAATGGCGTGGCCCTGCTTGTCGATGATGAGCTCGCCGCCCTTGGTCATCACGGAGGCCCAGCCGAAGAGGAGCTGCTGATCCTCGACCGCCTTCGCCAGCTTGAAGGGGATCGAAATCCCCTTGAGCACATTGGTGACGGGCTCCAAATCCTTGAAGCGGACCGAGGCGGTTGTCTCGCCATTGAGCCATTGGGCGGCGAGGCGATGATGGCCGTCGCCGATATAGTTCTTGCCGGCATGGCGCACCACCACCGGGAGCTTCGCAGCCGCAACGCCGCTATCTTGGATCGCCTTCACTTTCACCGGATCGACGCGATCCTGCATGGCATGGAGACTATCGAGCGGCACTTCGACCTGCGGAAGCTTCTCGCTATCGGTCAGCGCGCCGAAGAAGCGCGGAACCTGATCGGGGCGAAGCGAGCCCAGGGCGTTGGGATCGTAGAGGAAGGGCGATTTCGCGGTGCTCTCATCGTGCGGCTGGAGATCGCGCTTGGCGATGCCCGTCTTCAGCTCCGTGAATGAGCGCGCCTTCTTCTTGCCCCCGTTGCCGAGGGCGGTATCGACATGCACCGAGGCCGCCGAAATGTCCTTTACGAGCTGGGCGAAAGAGCGAGCGCTCAATTCAGAACCGAGCCGCCGATTGTGCCGGTGACATGGGCGGTGCCGGCATTGTTGGCTACCACCACCGTGACGCGCCATGTCAGCGGGAGAGGCGAATTCGCGGCCGTGTTGGCGGCAACAACCACGCCGGGGTAAACCACCATTTCGATCGTGCCGGTTCCGGTCTGCGCCGCGCCGGCGAGGAGCGTGTAATACTTGCCGCTCGCCGCATCCTTGCCCTCGATCGTCACGGTGACGGTGGCGGTGGTCATCGTGGTCAGATCGACGATGAAGATGCCGCCGCGCACCGAGCAGTTGGTTTGATCGGCGGAATGCAGCGTGGCGGCGAGCTGGGCCGTCATCGTCAAAAGCGGCGTGTCGGAATTCTTCCCCGAGCAGTTGTTGTCGGCCATCGCCGGCGAGCTGGCCAGCAGCGCGAAGGCGAACAGGAACGGGACCGCGAGGGCCTTGAGGAGGCGCATGGGGTTTCCTTTCGGGAAAACTAGAACGGGATCGCGGGAAGCTGGATCGGCGGGAGCTGTGCCGGGCGGCGAACGCCTGGCGCCGGCGCGCCGGTGAAGGGATTGGCAGAAACCCGGGAAAGATCGGTCACATACTTTTCCGAGCAGCGGCAGTTGACATGCGCGAGCGGCGCCATGATCGGGCCGTCCGCGCTCATATAGGGCTGGAAGACAGTCACGCCCCGGGGATTGAGCAGCGGGATCGAGGCGCAGATCGGGCAGAGCCGCTCGTCGATCGTCACTTGCCAGAAGCGCGTCACTTCGCTTTCGCGGAGCCGGCCGCCGCCAACCGCCTGCACATAGGCGTCGCGGATGCCGCCCACGGCCGCCTGCAAACTTTCCTGCTGGGCGATCGTCTGCGCCCGATACATCAAGCGCCGCTCGGCCGAGGCCAGAACCAGTCGATCGACCGTCTCCTGCTTGGCCGGCGCGCCGTCCACTATGCTGCGGACGATCGGATCGAAGCGCGGATCGCGAAGAGCCCGGACAAGGGCCTGCGGATCGCCGTTCTCCAGCATCCGCCGGTAATTCGACAAGGCCAGAGCATCGCGCGGCGTCAAGCCGATCACTTGCTTAAGCGCGCCGGCAATCTCAGCCGGATCGGCGCCCAGGCGAAGGGCCTGAAGGAGCTGCTGCCGCACCACATCGGCGGCCGGCCCGAGGATGGAGCCGATGAATGTCTGCTGTGCGCCGGCGAGCTGGGCGGCGGCGACCAAAGGATCATAGACCACCAAGCCGCCAAGGCTCCCGGCCGTCTCAGCTTCGGCCGCATCGACGAAAGTATCGGCGACCGGCTTGTAGGCCTGCTTGAGCGCGTCGGCCACGCCCGGGCCGCCGAGGATGGTGGCGAGGCCGATCGTGTTGCCGCTGGCGATCATGCCCTTGAGATCGGCATGATCGAGGGCAGTTCCAAGGGCGGCCAGGCCGGCGGCGATGGCTTTGGTGATCCGGCTTTCCCGCTGCTCGGCGATCTGGATCGCAAGATCGTCGGGCCGCTGGTAATGCTCGGCCGCGAGAAGGCTAGGCACCGGAACTTTTCCTGAAGTACCCGCGGAGCTTCTTCTTCGGCCGGGCCTTCGCGATCAACCCCTGCTTCTCCATGCGGCGGAGCAGGCTGGCGCGGATCATCTTCTGAAGATCATCGCCGGCGCCCTGATCGCCGACGCCCTCAGCGCCAGCGTCGCCAGCGGCGTCGAGGATCGAGCGGGCCTGCGAGTCCTCCGAAATGTCCGGGATGCCGGCGGCGTCGCGGAGATAATTCTCCACCTCGTCATCCGGGAAGAGCCGGGCGCCCGCCTGCGACATGCGGAGGACGAAGTTGCTGAGCCCGTCCAGATCGATGCGCTGCGGCATGTCGGGCTGGAAGCGCGGCATGGTGTCGTAGCTGAAACCGTTCAGGCGCCAGAGCCGCGGCAGCAAATGATCGTTGAGCACATCGGCGTTTGACTGAAGCCAGCCCTCGATCGCCTGGAAGAAAAGATCGACCTTCGTCTCGGCGAGGTTTTGCGCGCCGCGCGAGGTATGGCCCATCGAAAGGAAGTCGGCCAGGACGCTGGTCATGATATCGAGCTTGTAGCGCTCGATACTCTTGTCGCCATCGACGGAGCCTTTGCCGGCAGTCGGCGTTACCAGCTTGAAATCATACATCGGGATATTCGTCGGCTTCCCGTCCGCATCCCGGTAAGGCGTGCTCGGCAGGAGCGCGCCCATCTGCTCATCGATCCGCACGTTGGTGACGATGCGCCGATACATGGCCATGGCCGCCTGCGCCGGCCCGGCAATCGTCTCGTCATTGCTCGCCGCGTTCTCCACCAGCTCTTGCGGGATGGTGATGACCGGGAAGCCGGAGAAGCGCTCGAACATGATCGCTTCCTGCTCTTCCATCCGCTTGGTGAAGAACCAAGGGCGATAGGCGGTGCGGAGGATCGAGTATCCCTCCGGGTTGTTCTTATGCGAGCGCGGCCGGAAGAGCAGCAGCTTCTCGATCGGAATGTCGATCAGCGGGCCGACCCATGGCTGCTGGGTCATGCCGAGGATTTCGCCATCGGTGTCGAAGAACCATTTCAGGACGGTATCCTGCCCGCGGATCGGGAGCTTGCGGATGCCGATCAGGCCGTCCTTGTACTTCGAGCGCGGGAGCTGCTTGCCGCCGGGGCCGTTGCCGGGATCGGGGCCGAGGCGGCGCTTGTAGCAAATCTCGTGCGGCGCATAGCCGTAGGGCAGCATCGAGAGCGTCTCGGTGATGAAATCGCTCCAAGTGTGGCTCATGTCCGACATAAGGCTTTCGACAAACTCGGCGCCGAATTGCGCTTCGGGTTTGTCGCTGGCGGCTTCCACCCGCCACTCGACTTGGCGCATGGATTGCTGGATCGCGAAGTTGATCGCCCCGATCGTGGGCGAGTTGTCCAGCATTTCGCGGTATGTCCGCGCGGCCTGGCGGCCGACGAGCTGGGGCAGGAATTCTTCCCGGACCCATCCGCCCCACTGGCGCAGGCCGGAAGAGCCAACATCGGAGAACGTCATCCCGGCCGACATGACAGGGATCGGCCAGCCGCCGGAGCCGTCCATCAAGGGATCGCGCGTCGGCAGCGGCGCGTCGCCGGGCTTCGGCACCGGCGTGGGCGGGAAGGCGTCGGGATTGAGGGGGCCGGCGGGATCGCTCATCGCGCGTCAGCTTCCCATATCGGGGCGCGGCGCCGTCACGATGATCGGGGCCATGATCGGCGCTGTCATTCCCTCAATCTCCAAAATATCATTGAACGCGCCCGATGCGCCGTCAACCTGATCGTCATGTGGCGCGCCGGGGAAGAGCTCCAGCTCCTCCAGAAAGGTTTCGTTCCAAGGCCCCTTCACAAGATAGACGTTTTCGCCTTCCGCTTGCACCGATAGGGGCTCGGCCCGATCAACCTTGCTGCCCGTCTCGGGCCTGATCCGCACCTTCCAGCCCGCCAACATTTGAATGAAGGAGAGCTTCTGAGATTTGCCCGCCTGGCCCGGGTCTTGGGGAAGGCGAACGTAAACGTCTTTGCCGTCTGTCTCGGCGGTGTTCCTGATCGTGTTCGCGACCAGCTTCGCGGAACCACGGAAGCGGATCACATGCTCGATATAGTAGGCCCCGCCGGATTTGACCATCTTCAGGCCGACCGTCCAGTCAGGATCGGTGCCCGGCGTCCGCTCGGAGGCCGCCAAATCCCAGCGGCGAACCCGGATGCCCTTCGCCGGCGCGGCGCCAACGATGGCGAAATTGCCCCGCTTGAAGAGGCCGCCTTCGCGCGGCACCGGCCGCTGCTGATACTGGCCGGCCGCGGCATAGGAGCCGAGCGTGGCCTTGTCGCGCTCGACCGCCGCCTTCGGGAAGCGGGCTGGGAAGAGCAGCTCGCCCTCCTCGGTGCGCGGATCGACGAAGCCGATTTCCGGGATCGAGCAGCGCCGGGCCAGCTCGAATTCCATCGGGCACATGAAATGAACATAGCCGCCCAGGGCGATGATCACCCCCGAAAGATCGTTGGAGTGAAGCCGCTGCATCACCACCACGATCACGGAGGCCATCGCGTCATTGACGCGGCTCGTCACCGCCTCGCGGAATGTCCGCGCCGTCTTTGCCCGATCGGTGTCGCTCTCGGCCGTATCGACGGAATGGGGATCGTCGATGATCACGCGATCGCCGCGGCCGACCGTCATGCTGGCCATCGGCACGGCCATTCGGCCGCCGTGCATCGAATTCTCGAAGTCAGCCTCTCCGGTGCGGATCAGCGTGATTTTGTCGCCCCATAGGGCCTGATACCAAGGCGAGGCCACAAGATCGCGCATCTTGCGGGAATCGCGCGTCGCCCATTCCTCCTTGTAGGAGGCGGTGAAATATCGCAGCCCCGGCTTGCCGCCCGGGCCCCATTCCCAAGCCGGCCAGAGCACCCCGATGAGGAGGGATTTCATCATGCCCGGCGGAATGTTGATGAGCAGGCGGGTGATCTTGCCGGCCGTCACGGCTTCGAGGAGCGTGCAGATCCACCGGATATGCCAGTTATCGACGAAGGCGGTGGTGGGCTCCAGCACATGCCAGGCGCGCTTGACGAATTCGTAAAAGGTTTTGCACTCGGCGCGGATGGCCTCGGCGTTGGCCTTGGTCTTTTCTAGCTCTTCAGCCTGTAAGCGCCGGACGCGCTCGGCCTTCAATCGTAACGCCCACTCCGCACTTGCTGAGAAGCCACGCGAGCTGCTCAAATTCCTTGACGGTGAGCTTGGTGAGGTCGAGGTCATTGAAAAGCGGCGCGCCATCTGCCCCGGTATGCTCGGTCCGTTCGGACCAACCGAACTTCTTGCCTTGGGTCTTGAGGACGAAGAAGCACGCGGCCTGCTCCGGCTTCACTTCGGCTCGTATCTGGTTGCCGCCGGCGTCGAATTCCGCCTTCGCACCATACACGAAGCGGGCGGTCTGGGTAGCGGCGGCGCCGAGCAGCTTGGCCCGGCCCTGATCGATGTGCTCCCGATAGTGCTTGGTGAGCGTATTCTCGGCGATCCCGATCGTCTTGGCGATCAGCTCCAGAGGGAGGTTGGCCAGGGCCATTCCCCGAACCTGCCCTTGGAGCTCCGGCGTCGGCTGGTGTGCCCGCTGGCGGTGCTGAGACTTGGGCTTTCGCTTGGTCATCTATCGATCGATTTTCCGAGTGGCGGGAAGCCTGCGGCGGACCGGGTGAAAACCCCCAGCCCGCTAACCCATGAGCGCAATCGACTCTCGCGGAATCGAAATAGCACCTTTGCGCCCGAGCATGTCAAGCAGGATGCCGACCCGCTCCCGTCGATCGAAGGCGACGAGGCCGACCAATCCTTCGAGCGGCCCATCGATCACGCGGACGCGCGAGCCGGGTTTAAGCTGTTGTTTTTTCGGCGCGAGGAGCCGGAAGACGCCGCCAGAGGATGCCATCGCCTCCTTGAGGGCCGGAACGACCCGCGCCGGCAGGGCGAGCGGCGCCTTCGGTCGAAAGCGCCGGGCGATTTCCTCGCGGCTGGTCGGAATGCCGCTCGCTCGCTGGATGCCGAGGATCGTATGGACGCCCTTGAGCTGGAGGATTTTGGGCCAATCGTCCTCCGCATCCTCGGCGGCATCGAATTCGGCGAAGATGTAGCTGGGATAAAGCGGCCGCTGGACGATCGACTTCCGGCGGGCGTGGCTGATTTCCCGCTCCATGAGGGGGAGGAAGCTGCCGAAGCGCTGCTCTGGGATTTCGGCGATCGCTTGGCTGACTCTGGCCTCGTTGCCGGGAACGGTCTGGACAACATACCAAGCCCGCGCCATTCGTGCCTCAATCGATCAACCCCGGGCGGTTGTCGCACGGCTGGCGGCCGGCGGGCAAGTCGATCGATTGGGAAGGTGCCGGTCTTTCCCGGCTGTCAGACCGTCATCACGCTTTCTGCCGGCGCTCCGGCACCTGCCTCGGTCAGCGAGCTGGTTTCGAACCAGCAGATTAGTTGCCGGGCATTCCACCCAGCGGCGGCGATGATGGCCGCTCCACCCGCCTGCATGTCCAGGCGCGGCCCGTACCCGGGGCGCGGGGATACGATTGTCGAAAGTCTTGGCGGCCGGAGAATGCCGCGCGCCGTGGCCAGGCGCAAGCAAAAGGGGGCGCCCGATTGCCGAGCGCCCCCACTTCTTCGCAGCCATGAGCGGGGGAAGCACCCCCCGGCGCCTTGCGGCGCAACAGCTCCTCTAACCGGGCCATCCTACTCCGCCGGCCGGAAATGAAAAGGCCCTGAGCATCGCCCAGGGCCTTCGCTTCATTCATCGGATGCTCACGGAGAAACGGTGGACCCGGGCGCATCTTTGCCCGGAAT